AGGAAATTATAGAACCTGTATATAGGTTGTATGGGTTTAATGAAGATGAGAAAGAATTTGTATTTAGTTTATTTAAAAAAAATATGGATAATGACTTAGACCACGAATTTAATGAAGTAATAATACCTTCACCGTTTCCATTTAAAACTGGTAATTTTAATGCTGGTGGTACTCATAGGGTAGGTGAACTTGATGGGGTTTATAAGAAGGATATAGAAGAGGTTTTTGGTCCACCTACATGGGACCAAGGTAGTGGTGATAATAAAGTACAGGTTGAGTGGGTGATTAAGTTCCCTGATGGCACTATAGGCACTATCTATGATTATAAACAATATGACGTGGACCCTGATGATGTTGATTACTGGAGTATTGGTGGTAGAACAGGTTTAGAGGCATATTATGTTAAAAAAGCGATGGGTTTAATCTAACCCTTTTCCTTAATTATTTTTTTACTTATACTTAGAATATGGAAATCACAAGAGAACTAGCAAAATTTAATAACATAAAATTTCATGACAAGGAACACAAGTACTACCTTAATGGTAAAGAAATGTCATCCGTTACAAAACTTATAGGAAAGTATAAACAACCTTTCGATAGTGCTTATTGGTCAGATAAGAAAGCACAGGAAAGAGGCATTCTAAAGGAAGAAATCCTCAAAGAATGGAAATATAAAGCTGATTTTTCAACACAGAAGGGTTCAGCTTTTCATGCCTTTGCTGAAAGTTATTTATTCAATAAAATATTTCCATTCCCAGAAGAAGAAATGACTGAAGTTTTAGGTGGTACAGAAAACATGTTAGAGTGTAGAGCCGCTGTTAAAACTATTATAGAGTTGTTTAAGAAGTTTTACGACGATTCTTATGATAAACTAATACCTGTTAGAGCTGAAGTGGTAGTTGGGGACGAACAACTAGGTTTATGTGGTATGATTGACCAATTGTTTTGGAATGAGAAGTCTGGTAAACTAGAAATATGGGATTGGAAGACTAATAAGCAGATAAAGAAAAATAATAAGTGGCAGCAATTTAAAGACCCAATAAGTCATTTAGATGTGTGTGAACTTAATACATACTCTCTACAACTTTCAACATACAAATACATAGTTGAGAGGAATACAAATCTTAAACTGGGTGATTCTTATATTGTTTGGATTAATGAGAAGAATGACAAGTATGAAGTTTTTAAATGTCATGATTTCAAAGAAGAAGTTACTAATATTTTATCAAAAAATCTCTTAAAGTAAGGTAATTTCTTCAAAACCTCCGATACCGTTTAACTCGGCCACATCTTTATCTTTTGGCATTTTTATTAATCTTACTTTACCATTAAGTCTACCCCCATCTAATTTTCTATATAAGTTTTCCGCATCAGCCCAAGCGTCACCATCTAAACAAATAATAACATTAGATTTACATTTATCATAAAGAGTAGACCATAATTTATCTGATACTGTTTTACCCAGAATAGGTATAGAGTTTTCTAAAAATAACATATCAAATACACCCTCCACTAAGTAAATGTCTTTTTCCCAATCTATCTTAGATTCGTTAAATATTATTTCCTCTTTTGGGTACTCGGGATTTTTGTATTTCATTTTATGGTTTATATAAGACCTTGCAACAAAATAATTAATCTTATCATCACCATCAAAAGAAGGGATTACTATTCTACCTCTATAAACCCCCTGAGTGGTATAACCCATAGAATGTTTAATCATCATTTCATGTGTTACGTTTCTCTTTAATAGATAATTTATAGCCTCTCTATATGGTATAGTTAATTTATTTCCCTTTTCAAATGATATATAATCATCTGGTAATACGATTTTATCATAGGTTTTACTTTTTGGTTTAAATTCTTCTGGGCTAATAAGTTTCCAAGTTTGTCTTTGTTTCTTATTTCCCCATTTCCAAAATAACTTATTTAAATAACCATGAGTTTCGTGGGTCTCAGAACAAGACCAACATTTATACACACCCTTTAAATAATTAACTTCTAAATTTCCTTTACCGTCACCCCTATCTAAACCTTTTATATCAGAACATACTGGACAGTCAAACGATATTTGTCCTTTATTATAATAATGGTTGTGATGGTCTCCTAAAATGTCAGTTAATAATTCAACTATAAGTTCTGATTCTTCCATAGATTAAATTTAATAAAGAATCTATAACTTATCAATTACCAGAGTTTGTTTTTTTGCATATACCCTAATACACACGCATAAGCGTCAGTCATATCAAAATTTTCTTTTTTAAGTGTATTATTCCTGGTGTATGTCCAAGAAATGTGTGGTTGTTGGTCGGAAACTTTTTGCCAAATGATTTGTTTTTTGTCACACCCCTTTTCGTAACCACCAAATAAAACTTTTTTACCTTTTTTATTTTCAACAAACAATGAAGGAAAAGCAAATTTTCTAGACTCGTATGTAGATATTAATTCTGGTATAACACCTAACACATCATGAATAGTTTTCATAATAAAAGCGTTATATCTCATTAATATAGAAACTGTAAATATGTTATTTGAATTTAGTAGTGGTTCTTCTATTATGACCTTAGTGATTCCAATTCCTTTGTATTTTTCTAACACCTCTCTAAACGATTCTGATTTAAGTAATAATTGTTCAGTTTTAGATTCTGGGAGCGGTTTTAATTTAGGTGAAAAATGAGTTAATTCTAATAGTTCGTGTGAAGCATAGTCAAATAATGCCCATCCTATTGTTTTAGTAGATACATCCAACCCTAACACCTTAGGTGTATTTTTTACTTTTGTCATGACAAAAATATCTAGTACTTAAACTTTAAAGTAAAGGTTTGGGTGGAACTAACTGCTTTTGCTATGGGTCTATCTGGTTTTGCTATAGCTAATAAATTATCTTGTGTATCATAAAGACCTACTTCTGTTATATAGGCACTATAGTCTTGGCCCCCACCTGTTAAGGAAAACACCCCAGGTACGGTAGTTAAGGCTCCTCCAGCACCATTTTGTAGTTCTGGTGCGGCTGTAACATTTTCTGTAGAATAGAATTCATCAGCTGACGCTACACAATCTACACTTAAAAGCCATTCTTTTTCAAATGTAAAGTACTCACACCTAGCAGAAGTAGATGATGTAAATGTAACCTGTGTCATTGCAGATGCTGGTCCCGTATCACCTCCTTGTGACCCATAAGGGTAACCCGTAGCACCACTTGATGCTCCCGAGAAAAAGAACCACCGTACAACCTCTGGGTCTGTTAAAACTAAAAATCCTTTATCCAAATATGCTATACCAACTGGTTTATCTCCACTTTCAGTAATATTAACTGGTGGTTTTCTAGTAGAAGCATTTATGCTCATGTTATAATAAGTTGTATTACCATTCTCGTAACCTGCTGGTGGGTCAGATGGTTCAGTACCTGCAGCATATGCCCACGTTGTTGGTACACCATCACTCCAATTACTACAACAACTATCACTAGGTGTGGTATAATTACCATCATTATTAGTAACACTATCTGTAAAAAGAAAAGCTACATTTGTACTTGGTTTTTCAACACCCGCGGTACCTGCATTGACAGAATGTCCAAATCCAGCAGCGTATGGGTGATTATCAGAAGACCAATTTGCTGAGTCAATGTAACTACTATATATACTAATGGAACCACCTGCTCCGGGCGTAGTTAAAGAAGCTGTTGAAGTATATCCTGTTGGTACTACTAAATGTATACTTCTACCATCTATAAGTTCTCCGTAATTATTTTTATCGATTTTAACAATAATAACATCACTTTGATTTAATCCACTAAAATATGAATTATTTGGTATTGATGGCCATGTATTACCACTAAAATCTGTTACTGGTAATTTAAACGAACTATACAAGTTAGAATATTGTCTACCGTTATTAGGGTCTCTTTGTGCTCTTGTAAAAGTTAAGCTAGACCCACTACAAGTTTGGTACCCATTCCCACTGAATGGTATAACATTATTTTCTATTTTTTTGGAACCGTTAGGTATTGTTTTAAGTATTGGCATATTAACAGAATTTATCTACATTAGGGTTATCTACAGAAACATATCTTAGGGTATCTCTCCCTGCAAATGTCAGGCCTAAAACTGTCTGTACACTAACTGGATTAGATTGTTTTGTAGTTTTCTTTAATGTTTGTTGTTTATTATTTATTATATCTTCTGTAAGTACAAAAAATAATTTACTATGTGGTAAAGTAGTTGTAGTTAAAGAAGTGTAATTAGAACTCTTTTTTATGCATTGTCTTTCACCTGCATATGCTCCCACATTTTTAACTGTAGGTAAAGGGGTGTCGTCTTGGTATTTGAATGGGTTTGCATAATTACTAAGTAATGGTTGTGGTGACATATTACTGTGTGTTAAAGGTGCTCCCTTAACAAAATTTTCAAACTGATTATTACTATTTAATGCCATATTAAAAAATTTTTATTTTATTGTATTATAGTACCTCCAGCTAGCACTTTTCTAAATATTCGTTTACCACTATCTTTATCACCAGTAGTACTTACTTGTGTTGGGTCGGAAGTATACGCATTTATGTTCTCACCATCTTCACCATAGAACCTTGGTTTTCTATCATTATAACTACTAGAACCTACAGGTATTGTTCTATCGTATATTCTCCAATATGGCACATTAGGGTCACTACTAGAGAAGTTACTAAACCCAGAATACCCAATACTTTGTTGTGCTGCACGTTTATTATAAACTATAGTAACTTTACATGTAGCTGCTAAAGCTTGTGGGTTATCTTCAGAATGTATTTTAAATTCCATTGGTATCTTAATATTGAAGTCGTCTAACTGTGATACACCAACCGTACCAGTTCTAGCACTATACTGACTTGTGATTGTTGGGAAACTTGCACTACCTATATTATAATTTTGGTAAAGAGCTCTAAAGAATTCATCCCCCGTTATCATCATTCTACCAAACCAGTTATAATAGTGTTTACCTTGTTTAACATCTGACGAATTTAATGAATATAACGCTTGTATGGAAGGGGTTGTCTCCCCATCTACACCAAGTTTATACCCTGTTTTAGTTACATTTGTATATTCAAGGTTAGTACCTAATAAACTAAAAGTATCTAATGCATTATCTGTATATGTTGATTGATGGTATTCAGGTATGTTACTGGTTGCCCATTTAAATCTATTCAAATTAATAACTTCTTTAACTGTGGTGGCTCTTGATTCTTTTATTGGATAATAGAAGTTGGATAATTGTGTACTGTTTATAGAATTAGAAAATGATTGTTCGTATTCGTGTATTAATTTATCGGCAGATGTCTTTGTTTTACCATCACTTGTTATTCTTGGTGCTGAAGGTGGTGGAGTAAATCCATATTTTAAAGCAGGCAATACTGTAGTAACTACTTGGTAAGTTGATTTGGTCTCACTATCTTGTTCATCATATCCTTTTACTGGTACTTGGGTACTTGATGTACTGGTTACAGTACTGTCGACTTCTGGTGCATTTTCAAACTCTACAGGGTGTACAAAACCTAAGAAATATTTTTTTGTATCATAATTAATTTTCTTACTATAATTTGCAAATGCTGATGGGTAGCTTTTATAACCACCACTAGCGGATGTCTCTGAAGACCCCCACGCTACTCCGCGACCTAAAACTAAATAACCAAATTCTGTGGTAGTAAATCCAATACCAGCTCCACCCGCTCCTTTTTTTCCATTGTCACCATGAGAAAAAGCCAAAGTAAATGGGGATATAGAAACACCATCATTATTTCCTTTTATATTATATAATAATCCGGAATTATATCCTTTTTGGTCAGTATTATAGGTGGGTGAGTTACAGTTATTAGATTCCAAACCTAATCTCCCAGTTATGGCAGCAGCATTATTCATATAAGTCTGATTAGATGAGGTGATTGACACCCTTTCTTCTACTAATCCTAAATTAGAATAATTAACTTTAATACAATCCCAAAAATCTACAAACTGACCTCTATGTTTATTCCCTATCAATTCTAAAGCTGTTTTTATAGTTTCTTTCTTCCATGTACCTGAAGATACACTAGAATTAGCACTAAAGGATTCTAAAAATGTGTCTTGGAAATTTGTGTACGTGGAACTCGCTCCCCCACCTAAACTTTTGTATAGTAAGGCGTGGTCTTCCGCGTATAAATGAGCTAAAAGTTTACAAAGAACATAATAATCATGTATGTAAACCTCTACTTCTGAATTAGAGTAATATGTCTTAGTTCCGGTTAAATCTTTATCTATACCAACCACAACTTGTGCTTTTTTCTCCCCGGGGTCTAACTCTGTAGTTACTTGGTGAATCTTAGATGACATTTTAAAACCGTCATTCACACCACTTGCACAGTCTGTATGGTTACCAGTCACGTCAGGTAACAAACCACCTTGTGAGGTTACAGTATGTCCCGTATTTGTAGGCAATCTATAATCAATGTCACCGTCTGACAACCCAAATTTAACTATTCTATTTTTTAAATCTCCGCTTAAAACTACACCTCTTCCATAATTGGTTAGGTGTACGTCTAAATAAACTGAAGATGCTGATGATACGTATCCCATGTTTTATATTATTCTTATTATATAATTATTATAACTATTAGTTTTTATTAGTAAATGAATTTTTAATATCCGCTTCTACCACCACTTCTACTATTTTTTACTATATTATTAGTATTTCTAATGTTTTTACTCATATTGTTACCTACAGTATCTATTAAATTCTTATTATCCCCATTACTTTTAGAGATTAAATTTTCACACAATCTAACATTAAGGTTAGTCTTAGGATAAACTTTCTTATTAGCTGGACATATAAATGTCCCTTTTGCTTTTGGTTTTACCTTATATCCGTCACACCTACAACCCAAAGTTATCATCATTTTCTTTATCTTATTATGTATTACATTTGTAATTTTACCTCTAAAACCTCCATTTGTTTCCTCTATGCCTTTAGTGTAACACTTTACAACCCAACAAAAATCATCACAATTTATATCACCCTCTCCTGTAAAATCACCAACCCTAAAATTATCATCAGATTCAAAGTCTCTAGGATTTAAAGTGTAATTATACATTTGTACCACATCCGTGTAAGTTGGGTATCCTGGTTTTATAGATTTATTATCCATAATTTCATCCGAATATATTCCAAATTGTGCACATTTACATCCGTATTCATTTAACCCTAAACTAGTTACATCAAAATCAGAACTAAAACAATATTTACCTTCTAAATCCTCTTGTGTTGTATACCACAAATTACCCTTTCTCAATGGATTAAACAAAACAGTAGAACCGTCCGTAGTAGGTCCCTGCAAAATTCCTAAGTCACAAACTTCTAAACCGTACCTACCCCTTATATCAGGATAGGTGTCAAAACATGTCCCTGATAAAGCTTCCATATTTGGGCTGTTCAATACAGACTGTTCATAACAAGGACCATATGTTTGTGTGGTGGTGTTAGCGGTAAATCTTCTATAATCTATATCTTCATCCCTTAAACCAAATTTAACTATTTGGTTAATTAGTTCTCCACCCGCATTACCAACTAATATTGATTTGCCGTAATCTGTTAAACTTACAGTTAACGTATTGCTATTTGCGGTTAGGACAAAACCCATTTAAAAATCTATTTTTAAAACAAATTGTTCTGCTCCTTGTCTCTTGTGTGGACTCTGAAATTTAGCTATAGCCATTAAATCCGGATTACCATCTTTATTATCAAATAAACCTACTTCTGTTACAAATACATTAGATGGGTAGGTTCCATTATCGTCAAAATATTTTTGATATGTCGGGTTTAGTGAACTTCCGTTACCGGTAGGTGAGTTTCCAAACTGAGTACTTGCAAGATTTATATTATATTTCATCTCATATATTGTTGCCATTATATCAGTTTCTAAAACACCGTTAAATAAATATTCATCCCCAAATTGTAATAATTGTGGACCTGTAAGGTAAGTAACATTACTAGTACTAGTAGATGTTGGTATTGTTATGTAATCGTTAAGATTATAAGCTACCCCATCATTCATTAATGATTTAGTTAAAAAGAATTTAGTGTCCGCACTACTTAAAACACACCCACTCAATGGTATGTATGACGTAGATGTGCTCGCTGTTATATATGGGCTACCACTACCACCTATCTGGTCCGTCACTTCTACTCTTTTCCATAAATGAGCTTTTGGGTCTTCTCCAGGTTGTGTTACCTGATAAATTAAATGCATTTTATTAGCTTGCCATCCTGTACCACCAGTAATACCTCCTTGGGTCAGTGGGTTAAGACCGAATGAAGATTGTAAATCAAAAGGTTTTAGGAATGGGAATTCATTACCGAAATTAATCTCTAAATCAACCGGTTCACTAAAAGCTTGATTTTTTGTAGAGGTATAGTAGTTACAGTGTAGTCCCGTTGTGAGTCCACTATTACTTTCTAATAAATAAGTTACATATATATTTTCCTCAATGGTGGTGTTATTATAAACACCTATATTAGATGTTGTTCCAACACAGTTTGTTCCCGCAGGAATTTTAGTTATTTTTGGAGCTGGAAGTGTCCAACTTCTATTAGATTTATAAGTCATTGCCGCGACTAACTCCTCATCATGTATTGTTACAATTTTTAAATCAGGAAATACTTTACCGACAGGATTAGGACCTACTTTAGTTTGACCTAAATTAGTACTTTGTGGTCCTGCGTTATCATCCCATAAATAATAATATCTTAACCCATCATCATTCATGTTAGGATTAACTGAAGATTGCATAACCCATGGTTGTGATGGAAAAACATCAAATCCAGGTGGGTCTGTATAAAAACACTGTCCATATTCAGTAGCACCACTAGGACACCCTTGTACAGCATCATTTACATATTTTTTATGCCACATTAACCAAGGCATACATAATCTAAAGTTTTTAGCTTTTCCAAACTCATCCTTTGCCACTACATCTTCATTCATAGCGAACTTTTCACCATAAAAATTAGAAATGGTTTGATTTGTGTAGTGTAATACAGCTATGGTTTTTTGTCTAGATGGTGGAACCGCTACTTTATTTTTATAAGAATCATAGTACCAAGACGAACTAGTAATAGAAGAATCATATGTATCAGGTATAGTTCCTGTATCTACTTGTCCATTATTACTCCTATAACCCAAATACTCTTTTGTTCCAGTATATCCACTAGAACCATAATAATCTACCGATTCATAATTACTATTTACACTGTCTACACCTGCTACTTGTTCGGTCCAAGGAATATTCATATTCCATACTTTTACATCTTTAACAGAAATATCACAATTATTTTCAAAAGATAATGAACCTGGCGACCAATAAGGTATGGGTGTAGAAGCTCCAAAATAAGTTAACATAGGATTTGTAGAATTTGCGGAGTATGTTCCTCCTGTCACATTTGGGTACACTTTTACACAAGCGTATGTTGGTGCGGTAGGTGTACCGGTATAGTTACCTATAAAAGTACCTCCTCCGGCTCCAGAAAAACGCATAACGTCTGGTAATTCTCTATCTACGGTATAAAAGAGTGGTTTTTTTGTAGTTCCTGACCATGCGGTATTGGTTATACCTGAGCTAGTATTTCCACCTACAATTTGATAAAATAGCATTGCGGATGGAGATGTACAAGGTACATCATAACAAGGAGGGACCGCGGTGGTACCAGTAGACCCACTATAGAATTGGTAATTTATTCCTAGTATGTCACCGACGACAGGCACATAAGCCTGGGTTCCACCTGAAAAGGCTTGGTTTACAAATGTATGAGCAGATAAAAGAGTTATTACACTCCCTCCTGTCATAGCAGAAACTGGAAATCTTAGATTAGCATTTAAAGTATAACCAGAACCAGTAAAAGCAGAAAAACTACATGTGGTTGCTGTATTTCCTTCATATAACCCTCTTTGACTCGCTCTATTAAAAATTTCCTCGTATGTGTGAGCAGCTTGTGCAGCACCAAAGGTTTGATTTGGTGATGTTTGGGCAAGTGGTACTGGGTACTTAACGTGTGCTTTATTTTTTTCGGGTATTGCGTTTAAATTTTGTGCATTAAAATTAGCTTGTTGTATCTCAATTCCACTAACGAGGCCAGGTAATCTACCGTTACAGTCATAACAATACTCACTATCCCCTAACTGAAATAGTTCTATATTTAACCTACCTTGTGATAATTTTTTTCTTCCAGCATCTGTTAGTTTTACGGAAATAATCCCTTGTGTTGTGTCTTTTAATATATAACTCATAATTTTTTTGTTTTATTATAAATATTATCTACCATCTTTTATTGCTATTATAAACCACTTCCTATTCCTCCCAAAGGTCTTGACGTATATGGTGAATAAAATGTTGTTTTATCCATAGTAAACGATATGTATTTACTACTTCTTTCTGTTTTTATTTCTTTACCATTTAATAAAGGGTAGTATCTCCTACTTTCTAAATTATATGAATAAGTACCAGGGTTAGGCACAGTTACAAAAAATGTTGTATTTACAGTACCATCTTCTGTTGTTTTAAAGGTGGTTAATTCCTCTTGTACTATATTTCCGTCACTATCATAAACAACTAACTTAATCTCTTCTTTCAACCCTAATTTCTTACTTAATCCAACCTTTATTCTTGGTTCTTTTGTACTAGCCAACCCAACTAAATTATATTGTGTTATATAATACATTACAATACTATCAGCAGAAGTAAAGTCGGGTGCCCCACCTACTGTATATGTTAAAAATTGTATTTTGCTTTCACCAACCCGTACAAAATCTACATTTTCTGTTAACATTTGGCCATTAAGGGCAAGAGAAATAGTACCAACAGCTGGATAATCTAAATTAATATAATAATTTGCAGCATCTTTATACATAATAGTTTCGGAATTTGTATTAAGTGTCCCAACAGTTATATTTTGATAATGATAACTTTTATTGGTGCTTCTGGGGTATATGACTTGAACGATATCTCCATTAATTACTGTTTGTGGCTTAAGTATTAATCTATTATCACTAAAATAATATTCCCCCTTAACCCAAGTTAATGCACCTGGATATGAGTTATCGGGTTGGCTATCAGATTGTGCTAACAACAAACCATTAACATATACCTGAATATTTGCAGTTTGAGGTGGGTAGGGTAAAGTTAAAGCTGAATAAGTAAATGCACTTTTTACTCCGCTATGAGAAGGTACTCCATCTACAATAGTTTTTTTAGTTGTAAAAAGTAATTGTATATTTTTATTATTTTTAAAATTAATACCTACATTGTTTAGAATTGGTTCTCCAGGTGGTTCTACTACTACCATATAATAGTCTTTACCTTTATTAAAAGAAACACCATTTGTATTATCAGTTGTATCTACCCATACAGGGTCTTTAGTTGTTTTATCTTTAAAAATAAATGAAGGTTTAACTATATACTGCCAAGAACTTCCTGTTGGTAGTCCGGATAAAGGTATGTTTGTTGTAGCACTTAGGGCTATTCCTTTTTTTCTAAGTTGTAATGAAGAAATCTCACTCATGGTATTAAAAAGGTAACTATAGTTTGGTTTTATGTTGAAGTTGCTTTGTTCGTGGTCGTACGTGTGTACATCTAATTTTAAATAACTCTGATTTAATAGTAGGTCTGATGTATCACCTGAGGTGTATGCAGTAATGATGGGTGTATTTCCACTGTATCCTGATAAATTTATAATTTTAATATCCTCTATCTTGGTGGAATACTTAGATAGTCCCCCTAAAACAGTTATAGGTTCTTTAAATGTTTGTATAGTTGCTGTCAATCGTGGTTTTACTAATGGTATAGTAAGTTCCGACTCACATCTGGGGTTATAGTCACAATTTTTTGTTTCTCTTATATTATTATTACCAAATAATTGTAATAAAGATTTAGAGTCCTGATTATCTGGGTTATACTCAACCGTTTGTGTTAATGTTATTGCTGAAGAATTAGCTATAAGTTGTGGATTACCTAGTGACATATTATAGTTAGCTCCTGTACCAGTAAAGCCCATACCGTATACCATTCCAAACGGTTGATTTACCATATATCCTACTCTAGTTCCTCCTAAAAATCTTTGTAATTCTGTACCTGTTACCCAATCAGGAGCACTGTGTGTTGAGCCTGACCATGTGGAACTATCATTTAAATTAAAATTAATTTCATATAAGGCGTTAAACGGGTTATCATCACCACTATCCAATGTTGCATTTGTAGATGTAGCAATACTATTATCACCCATAGTATCCGTCATCTTTATATTAAAATACTCTCCCTGTGACCCACTTCTAGTAACCCTTACCTTTAAACACCCTTGAGTTATAATACTACTTTCACAGTCCCATGGGCTACAATGTGTCCCACTAATTAAATCTCTAGCCCCATTTGTTAATACAATAGAATCAAATTCTTTATATGTTGTTGTTATAAATTGTTGTTCTCCTTCTGATAAGGTAGCTTCATAATCTGAAATTAGTTGTAGAAGTATTTGGTTATATATCTCCATAAAAATTGCAGTTCCACTTAATATTTCAAAAATGCCATCATGCGAACCTCCTCCTTCATCTGTTTGTCCGTCTCCACCATCTACCGTTTCATCACCATCTTCAGAGCCTCCAACTAATGTGTTATATTCTTCTGGATATTCATGTTGGAATTGAGATATGGCTGATTGTTTAGCCTCTGCCACTAATGCTTGTATAGCATCGTCATCAGACTCTTCCGGATTTCCTTGAATTATAGTCTCTCCATAAGCATCTCTTTGGAAAGCTCTTGCGTTTTGTCCTCTATTAAAACTTACTGTCGCACCACTACATGTTATAAAATCAAGTGTTAGATAATGAGTAGCCCCACTTTCTCCATAGGTTCCATAATTGTCTCTAAAGTAAGCAAGTACAATTGATGCTGTACTTTGTGTATTACCACTACCTCTCATAAAAATATCATGGGTATAATCCAAATAACTACATGGTGATATATAACTAGCTTGTTGTGGGTCCCCAGAAATACTCGAACCACCTAATTTAACCGTACTCTGAAGATAATTAGTTTGTCTTCCAGCGTCACAATATTCTTCAGCAGTTTGAACTTCATTTGCAGCATTCGTAACCCAAAAAGTACCATCTTGTTCAATCATTTTCATCTCAAAAGTTGTTGGTTTTTGAGTTATGATTTCAGATGATACTGGGTCACCTTTGGCATCTCTGTCCGCGGTTGGATTAAATGTAATCCACCCATAGTCATTAACTGTGGTCCCAGTTGTTGTTTCCCAGACAAAAAACTTATTAAGATATCTATGATAATAATATGTACCTCTAAAGTTAGCTGCTTGTGCGTTTCCAGCTGCAATGGTAGCACCAGTTAAATCATAAGCAGTAAGTGCTACAATAGGGTCTGTATTAGGTCCTCTCGGACCACAATTCCATCCTTCTTGACAATCGCTTGACCCACTAACTCCTAAATACCAGTTTCTATTGGTGTCTGTTGTTCTTCCTGTATTTGGGTTCGATATTGGGTAGTCTAAAATACCGGTAGTACTATCTCCAGTAAAAAACCAATGACCATTTGTGTCTAAAACATGCCCCCAGTTATATAATCCAGTTGTGTAAATATCAGCGGTGTGACCCACATAATAATCACCCGCCGCAAAGTGAGAGTTCTTAGTCCAGTTTGATGTTATTGCTGAAAATGGTGTAGCTGTAGATGCTGATTTAGTATAACTAGTTGCCGTACATACACTATCTGTTACTAAAAACTTTCTAACTAAACTTTCTTGCCTACCAATGGTTAGTGTGTACTCACCATTAGGTAATTTTTTAAATACTTGTGGTGTTACTGTATCTGCAGTACTAACAAGTTTGGATTCAAATAGTGTACCATTTCTATATAATGAATAATTTAATGTAGTCGCTGACTGATTGAAATTGTATAAAGAAGATGTTGATGCATTCTGTACCGTAACTTCACAAAACAAATTAGGATTTGTTACACATGAATATGAAGTAACTGAAGCATTAAATGTTGGTAGTGTGTAAGCGGATATAGCAACAACAGTACTTCCAGTTACTGAAGCAGAATCAGTTATTGTAGCTTCATAGACTCCCTCTGCTAAATTATATAGGTCCCATTGAGTTGAGGTGAATCCATTGGAGATATAATTTAGGTTTGCTCCACTCCAACTAACGGTATAAGGGCCTGAACCACCACTTACATTCACAACATCTATTTCACCAAGAGTTTGTCCTGATGTTGTAGGTGTTACATTATATTCACTAAGAAATATACTCATTTTATATATTTATTTTTCTTTTATTCATCTCTATCACTACCATTATCGGATAAAATCTCGTCATCATCTTCAATATCTGTGTGTTTATACCCAACCATAGGTACTCCATTGTGGATGTGGTAAAACCCTACATAATAGTCACCTGTTGGTAGTTTAAATCTTTCCCCACTTGTATATAAGTTATCCTTATCACCATTACATGAATTAGTAAAAACTTTGGGTTTACAACTATTATTGATTTCCCCACAATATAACATTGCTTTTTCTTCACAATCATCACAATCTGTTATGGTGGTATCTGTTATTATTTTAGTTGTACCATAAAATGGGTCTAATAACACACTACCTCTAGTATCTTCACAAACACAATAAAACTTACACCTAAACCCATCATCAGATTTAAATTGTGTTATAGGTGCAGACCTAGATGATTTTAAGATAATAGGTTGATTGTCTATTAATATTTCCTCATCTACATTATCAATTTGTTCTTTTATTGTTATTTCACTCTCTACCAACTCAACTTTATTAGATAATGTAGGTGTAAAACAAGGGGTGTATAAGTTTTCTTCTGGTGTTACCACAACAAAATGCTCAGTGTTTACTCCTTTTGCGTTAGATATAATATTTTTTATAACATAACTATGACTTAATTGTGGGAACTTATAATTACATGTTATGGAATCTTGTTGGTCATATCGTGGTAAATTAAATACTTGTACCCCAGATTTCCATTCAATTAAATCGGTATTATTGGGTAAATAGTAATCAATTAATTGATTTGTCTCTAATTGTGTTTTCCAATTATTTGTAGGTTTAGTAGAATTTATATTTAAAAGAAGTCTATCACTATCTTTAGGGTTGTCTATAAAAATTAAACCACCAAATGTCTGTGAGTTGACTCTTGGGGGCGTTATAGGAGAATAGTTTTTATCTATTATATATAAAGACCCTAAGGAGCTTTTAGTTTCTAATTGACCTTCTACATTTATATATTTTTCTCCTTTGGCTAGTTTTTGTGGGTTTGCGAATAATTTCTTTTGTAAATTAGTAGTAGTCCCAGTGTTTGGGTTATATTTGGTTACTCTGTAAAACGGTGATTCTATGGGGTTACCAGATAAATCTAATTTATGTCCTAGATTTAACATTAGGTCTGCATTACCCCCACTAACTTTTGATGTTGCAGAAAAAGTAGTATTATATTTTAGTGTTACAGTCTCACCACTTAGAAGTGTTATAAGGCCAGTATTTAAAGTTATTGGTAACCTAGCATTAAAAACAGTATTAGCTGTAGAAGCAGAAGCGTAACAATTACTAAACCCACTCATATTATTTTGAATTATATTAGTTTGATTTAATAAAAATAAATTACTTCCTGGGTTGGTAAGTGGACTTGCTCCTACAGAAGTATTTAGTAGGTTACTAGTGTTACCACTATTATCTTGTTTTTCTAAAAATACTTCAAACTCAAACTCATTAATTCCTGTGGATGGATTGATTCCGTATATACCGGGAAAATAAACTCCGTTTGTATCTTCCAAAACTGTTGCTCCTTCAGTAAGACCATGTTCAATAATAGATGAATTTATTAGTCTTTTTAATTCATACTCAGTATTAGGATATCCAATAGTGGCTGTGCTTCCAGATATATAATTAGAACTTATATATTCACACCATTTTGTATCTTTATATTTAACATCTAAATAAGCGTTATACTGAAACTTATATGTTCCTCCAGATAAACATTTATACATCAAATAATTTTTAGGGTCTCCACTTTGAATAATTACCGCTCCCGAACCTGAGGAAGTTCCAGTTTGTCCAGATAAACTTTGCCAAGAATAAAAAGGTACCCAATTTGGGGAAGATACCCCAACAAATGGTCTATGTTCTATTCTATTAATATTTGTGATTGGTATGGATATACCAGTATCGGGGAAGGTAGTTGCGGTATATCCTCCACCAGAAAAATAAATATCATAACTATTATTACCAGTTATTCCACCAGAAGTATACCCAGTATATTGTGTACCCCCACTAAACGACTCTCTGAATGTAGAATATGTAGTACCAAAATAATCATTTCTTAAATCTAATATAGGTGAAGAATACTTTTTTTCACAAGTCCAACATTTAGCTAAATTTCTTAGTTTTTGTTCTTCTCTACATACTTTTATACATTCTCCATCTTCAGAGTTTACAATAATATCTATTAATTTTTCACTATTACTATTTGTATACTTACATTTACATTGTTTATTGCCATACTTTATTTTTTCTTGGTACCCATTCACAACTGTCTCTTTACTAGGACAAATAGTAAGACTTTCTAACCTACCATTTGGTCGGTTTTTAATTCTTATATCATTAAAGAAATCACTGTCTGTTCTTCTAATCCACTCATTTATACTGTTATAAGTTCTAACTTTTGTGTCTACTAAACCATCACTATTCTTTTGTTGGTATTCTTCTCTATTTGCGATTTGGTTTTCTTTTAGTGATTGTTCAAAATTATCTAAATGTTCTTCAGAATAAAATTTCAATTCTACACACCTTCCTAAATCACTAAAAAACTTATTATTACGTAATTCAGATGCCCAGCTTAATGGGTATTTTTTTAATCCACCCTCAAAATATGGTGAACTTTCTGTGATTTCATTATCAATGACTCTTCTAGATACGTTATATGGTAATTCCTTTGTACTATCAACCAAAAAATCACCCATATTAAATTTGTAATTTTCATCATTTTTTATAATGAAAACTTCTGAAGAAGATATATAATAATCTCTATGGTCTTGTGATAAACCATTAAAATAGTCAACATAACTAAATTTAACTTGGCCTATTTCTAAGTCTTTAGTGTCCATATTAATATAACTTGTGGGTGCCTTCGTCAAAGTTCTTATTCTTCTAGGTTCTACTAATGTTACTGTTTCTATTTTTCCAGTTTTATCTTTTTTGTATTTTCTTATTAAATTATTTTTTTTAACCTTTGGTATTTTAAGAAATAGTTGGGTAACTGGTCCGGTGGTACTAAAAGCTCTTAGGTCTACATCAAACCCTAATTTATCTATTAGTTTTGTGAGTGTTGGTCTTGCTTTTTCTCTACTATCCACAGCAATACTATTAATCCCTTTTAAATCTTTAACACCTGGTAAAACCATTTCTAATTCATGGGTGATGTCTTTTACTAATACTCTATTTAATCTATTTAAAGCTGGTGTTTTTGTGGTTGAGAATAGTTCCTTTGTCGTTAATAATGATTTTTGTTTTGAATTTCCTACTTGTTTTAGACTTAGTGTTCTATTATTTTCTTTATTTAATCTTAAAATAAAATCAGACGTAAATGATGTCCTATCTGGTTTAAATTCCCCTAATTTAAAGTCTTCTTTTTTAAAATATAAAAAACCTTCTATTAAACTTTTTCCTTTATATTTTAGATAAAGTTGTACTGGTCGTGATACATCATAATCCATTGTTATAAAAATATTCTTGTTTAGGTTACGTTTGCCGTAATTACCGGTTGCATAAACTTTAATTTGTAGTGTTTCCATAACACTTCTCAAATCTATTTGTTTAGAATAGTTTACACTCTCAGACTCAGCTTTAGCATCTTTACCTGTCTTTGGGTTGGTTGTGGTATTTTTATTAGGATATAATGCCATTTATTAATCTACGTTTAAATTTATTGGGTTCTTGGTTTGTTTTCCATTTTCTAATCTAAAAGCGTATCCCCAAGGTTCTTTTTTATTTTTACTTAATGGTAATGCTCTTTTTATTCTAAACATGATATCATTATTCATTGTACTAAGTATATCATATGCTCCATTTATTGTGGAGTCATTACTTGCGAATTTTTCGGTAATTAAATTTATAGAAGTGTTAACCCCTGGATTACTAGTGGTAGCTGAAACACCATTATGATATAAAAATGAAGGCCATACTGATTTACAAGTCCCACTAAATGGTCTCATTTTTAAAACCATGCTATCTTCCGGTAAACTACAACAAGTACATGGTTGTGAAATCGTAGTAGAGTCTACTGTGCTTATATCACTAGAGGTACTACCTGTATTCTCACAACCATTAGAACATGTAGAACCAGTTCTCGGGTCAGTTACACCAACTACATTCCCACAACGTGAAGAAGCACAAGCTGCTTCCCTATTATAGGAACAAGTCCCATCATTTCCAGTAGCTAGTGGGTTAAAGTTGTCAGCTCCTGGGTCTGTACACCCTAAAACTTGACCTGATTTAGTAAATCCTGGTAATGGAAAAGTAGGGTAGTGTTTATATACGAATTTATCTCTATGAAAAACTGAATTTTCTATCTTTAAACCTCCTTGCCATAATGTAGTTGCTGGAACTAGTTGTTCTATAAGTCTAATCCAATAGGTTCCTAGACTCTGTGCATAATCTACCATTTTCTGGTATGTATATTTATTATTTTCACCACAAGATTGTGCTAAATAATCTAAATATAATTTTTGTAGTAATGGATATCCACCTGTTTTTCCATCGTCTATTGTTTGTCTATTTCTTACATTAATAAATGTTTTCCAGAATTTATTTGTGAATTCTTTAAATGAATAATCTTTACCATTTATCAAAGTGACTGTTTCGTCCACCCCACCTTTTTGTGGATATGGTAAAGGTAAGGGACCACCACTAAAAGGACACCCACTTAACACAGATTGGTTCCAAAAATCATACGTTAAAGCTTGTCCAACATTTAAAAAAGCATCTACATTTTTAACATTTATAACATACCTTTCATCGTGGGTATGATAAGAAGCGTATCTTATACCTTCAAAATTGTATTTCCTATCTTCATTTCTACTATCTATTTTAACCCAAGATTTTTTATCATCTACTATTGGGGTTAAATCAAACCCCCATTTCATATATGGAAATTTTCTAAATCTTTCTAAATATGGTGCCCCTGGGTCATTAGAATTTACATTAGGTGGTAGATTACCAAAAAACCCACCCCAACTAAATTGGTTAAACTTGGTCACCACATTTGGATTACATCCCGATAAAACTGAATTATCTAAGTCTATTATTATGTCTCCGTGGTGTTCTTCGGTTTCTTCAAACCATCCTGCACCTCTCTGAAAATAGTAGTTAGATGTTTCTCTCGGTGCTTTAGGATATCCTTGTTCATCGATTGGGTAGTCATCTCTTACAAAATTATGTGTCTGTGTAGTACTACTTAAAATTGTTTGACCGTAAGCTCCATAATTTGGGTCGAAAACGTATTGTTGTGTTGTTACTACCCCACCAGATATATTTTTAAAATCACTATAAAATCCTTCTTTATCACAATAACACCCTAATTCTACTAAAAGTTCTTGTATTTCTTGTTGTGCGTCATTAGTTGTGTTAGTAGTGCTGGTTTTATTGAGTTTCTTAAGTGATATGTTTTCTTCATTTATTCTACTCTCCTGTTCTAAATCTGCTGTATTACCGCGTGTACCGTTAACTGGAAATTGCGTTGTGTTTCGGAGTTTTGGGTCGCCGTTTGGACCCCCAAACCCTCTTTCACACCTTCCATCGACCGGGTCCCAGAACATTCCTTGTGGACATGGTTGTGGTGGACCTCCAGGATTAGTTCCACTGTTTAATAAAGCAAAAAGTTTATGACAAACTTCGTCATCCTTTATCTCATTCTGACAACCTACCTTAACCCAATTATCTGCTAAAACCACATACTCATTAAACTCAACTAACGCTTCAGGTGCACCTATAAATCTAAATAAAAATTCTATAGCTTTTCTAGTACCTTTAGATTTAAAAAGATACGCTGTATTCATTAAAATTCTTCTATAAATTTCTATATCTAACTCTGCTGGTGTTGAACCTATTGATTCACCGGAATATACTGGTTCGTATCTATCTAATATTGTATCTAAAAATCTTTCTTTTGTTAGGGTTGATGGGGTTTTCCAACCTAACATTTTTGCAAAATTTCTAAGTAGCTGGTTTGGTACATTATTCTTAGAATCATAGGTTACATTATTCATATAAGCAATCCCATCAATAAATTTTTTAACGTCGTCAAAACTTCTACCGTAAATTTGTAAAGTTTTTTCTACTTTTCTATCACCACTATCAAAATCTTTTAAAGCTCCAGTTGTTAGAAATCTTGATACTAAATTTGTTTTATAATCATCTAGTTCGTCTCCTAGGTCAACTAATCTCTGTAAATAATTTGTATATTTCTCTGTTGTAACATCTATATTCCATAAATCTTGTTTTTCCCAAATAATGTCTTCTTTTAAAGTAAAATTTTGTCCACCTTCTGTTTGTCGGGGTAAACTAATTTCGGCTTTATATTGGGGCACACTTTTTTGATTTAATAAGAATTTTTCTACGTGTTCAAAATTATCAAATTGTGTTTGTGTTTCTAATCGATTAGGTTTTAAATAAAATTCAGTTGTAGTAGAGGTAGCTGTGGCCCCAAAAGGTGAACCTGAAATGGTTAGAGTTAACCCTGTAGTGGTCTCATCTATAGGTGTATAATCAAGAATTTTATATTGTGTATTCCCACTACCACTAAAACTTAAAACATATCTACTATATTCTGATGAAAAATTCCTTAATGGTGATATTTTACCAACTTGTGCCTTAACACTTATAGTATCTATGGTATCTGTTGTTGGGTCGTCTATTAAATAATTTGTTGTCAGTGACCCTTCTATTCCAATTTCACCATCAGTAGTAATTTCTATATCAAACGGATTAGATATATTAAATTTTGATATTGTAATAGTGGTTCTATCGTAGGTGGGGTCGTAGTTGATACTTTCTGCTGTATTACCCGTAGTATGGTAGATACTATTTACACCATTACAGTATAAAGCTGCTGGAAAAAAATTAACTATTTGTTGTGCTGCAACCCGTAACCTTTCTTTTAATGACCCATATAATACAAGGTTACTTATATCACTATAATCATAATTAAAATCTACTAATAAGCTATAATTTAAAGCTTGACGGGATAAGTTCGTATCCCCAGCATCCAATTGTTCTAAAGTTATAGGTCCTGAAAACCCACCTAAATCAAAAGATATATTTCTTTTCGAATCAGAACTATCTGATATCGAGAAATTACCTAGTGTCATTTGAGGGGAACCATCCGTAATCTGCATTCCTACAAGATTATCACTGAAGGTTCCTCTACCATTACCTGGTGCTGGTGGATAATAGAACTTTTTTGCCATTACTGATTAATTATTGTACTAAATTGTTTACTAAAATCTATTGAGTTTCCTCTATCTTGTCTAACTTCAAATAATTGTTCATCAAACTCATCTCTTATTTCAAATAAATTATATTGTTTATAAATGTTATTAACACCAGATAAATCATATAAAGTGTAAATTCCATCATCTATAGACTTAGTCTGATTACCATATAAGGCTATAGCCAACGTTTCAAAATCATGGTCTACCATCTCCACATCTAAAACTATAGGATTAAAATAGGTATTAGTTGCTATAATATCTTGACCTGCATTCCCTATAAATGGAATAGCATTTGGTTGATTTGTTGGTGCACTTGTTGGAGATAATGTACAAAATACCATGTTAGATGGTGAATCTGTATAAACATATCTTGATGATGTCTTGTTAGCGTTAGCGGAAGAATTAGGTTGTCTTTCACAATAGAAACTTGACGTTACTACTCTAAAAAAGTTTGGTATTTTAGTACCGGTACCTCCTTGGGATGCCGCTTTATTTAGATACTCAATTCTATACCCCACCAAACCATTATTTGTAAATCTATTTCTATAAGCAGTTGGGACTTGATTGATGTCAATCACAATACCCTTTACACTAGGTAGAGAAGACAGTATACCACAATCATATATTTTTGTTCTAATTTCTATGGGTCTAATATATATGGTATATATTCCTTTATTAGCAAATATGTTTGATGGTAATGTTAGATTATATAATCCTCCTAAAATTTCTGTACCTGAGTTAGCTCCATTTATAGATGTCGCTGCATTATGTACATATGGTTTTAACACTTGGGGTGCTGACAACCTACCTAACGTAAAAGTAGCTGTAGCGTCTCTAGTTGGTTGGTAATGGTACAGTATTTCTACATCTTCTGGTGAAACGTCTGCTGGTCTTTTTATTCCGTAATTTCCTAATGCCATGTTTTTTAATCTTGTATTAAAATATTATAATAACCATAACCGTGAATATCTAATTCACCAATTGTGGTTATTTGAGATAACCTTTGTGGTCTCTCAAAAACAGAAACCTTGCCTCTTTCAATAAATACATCGGAGCGCGTTTCTGGTTTTTGACAAACATTCATCAAAAACTCTTCTTTTGTTAATCTTGGTAAGCAGTCTTTTCTTCCTTCAGTTGGGTATATACAGGACCCATCGTCTATACAATCAAGAGAAACAAAATTTAGTGCCAATGGGTCTGTACAACAGTACGTATCCTCAATATCTGTACAACCGTCTTGTTGTGATGCTCCTTGTATTGGATTATAGTCTCCGTTACCACACCCTAAAGTTGTTAAAGTTCCATGGGTTGAGGTATCAATCTGTAATAGATTTATATCTGTAATCGCGTGTACAGTGGCTCCACAAGCATCATTAGGTAAGTTTGAAAGCGAGTTAGACCCGTACCAATTTCCATTCCACTTAAATAAACCAAACAAATTATCTAAAGTAGGATTTTGTGTTACTTGTGTTTCGGACCAATTTGATGGGGAGGAAGTACTATGGTCCATAATAGCACCAATATTATTGTTTTCAAATCGTCCCATTTTGCCATTTGATGGGAACATATCAAAATAAGTAATAATTAAATTACCAGTAAGTGGGTCAACCAAAATATCTCCTGTAGACTTACCTTGTTGTTGTGTAGCACCATCAACAGAAGGAAAAGCTGGATTTGGTAACATAAATAATTCTTGTGTAATACCTACTCCTATTGAAGGTGATGAAGTAGTGATATCAATTTGTAATACTTTTTCACCTGAAGAAATTAATGTCGTATCATCTTTTGCAACTAACCCATTACCTATAGTAAGGTCGATTGTTGGTATACCACTATGTGAGTCATATCCTCCTTGACATAATTCTGTAATATCTATATCTCTAACAAACGGTGGGTTAGTAAGTGGTACTGGTGAACCACCAACGGTTAAAGGGTTTGCGGTTAAATCTATTGCGTATTCTCTTATAATACCTAAAGGTGCACAATCTAAACCAGGTGTACATCCTGATGGGTAATTACTTTCCTTTATTTGTCCGTATGTTCCAGACATTGGGTCTTGGTCTACAACTTTACACGCGTATAACCATAAAAAATCTGCAGTATTTGCTATATCCCAAGATGCTGTACCCCACGCCTGTGCTACATCACCTCCGAAAAATGTATCTCTATTAAAAGTTTCATCAAATTGTTCATCCTTAAATAAGAAATCCATATTATCTGGGTCTACATCTGGGTCGTAACTATAAACGTTACCGTTATAATCATTTAAGAAAACAGCACATTCTTCTAGTGCTGCAGTTGCACAATAAGTATTACAATCACTTAAAGCGGTGCTACACGATGCAGCGTCGGTACAAGGACCAAATAAATCTGGGTCTAACCAATTATATGGTTGTACTTCTGCTGAAGCATAGATATCAATACAACTATGTGTTGATGTTACTGGGTCCAGTTCACAAACATATCCACCTTCATAAGTACAACAACTAGTTATTGGGGTACATTGTTGATTTGCCGTTGGGTCATAGTCTATTGCTGAAACACAATCTACACCTGGTGTACATCCTGGTGGGTAATTACTACAAAGTGATACACCCACACTGTTTGGACATAATTCTAAACCGCTAGGGCATTGAGCACTAACTAATGTTCCTACTGTTCCACAACTACCACCATCAGTACAACATCCTCTGTCCATACATTCTACATTTGTATATGTACAATTATCACCACCAGGACAAGGCATATCTACATCTTTACCTTTTACCGTTAAAACATTATAAGGTGTTGGTGGACAAGACTCGTTATAATTATCAGCTGTTGGGTCGTCACATCCTGCATACTGACAACAATCATATTGTCCCCCACTTGTATTGGTTAGTGGTGATGTTGGTGTTCCTGGGAAATAACAACCATCAGCAGTTGCATCATAATTTTGTGCATCTAAATCTGTACAACCAATACGAAAACAACCGTCACCCCCTGTGTACCCACAATTAGGGTTTGGTGGTACTAACTGTGAACTATTTGTACCGCCGGGTGGTGATATAATAGTGCCTGTACAATCTTGTGTGTAATTAACTACACAACCAATCGTACCTGCTGGCCAAGGTGTTGCTGGTCCTGAATTAAGGGTTGTACATACATTACTATCCCAACATGCACAATATTCACAACAACTCTTATCACCAGGGACAAAGATACCATTTACTATGCAACCTTCATTGTTTAGAGAATCATAATTACATGCTGAAGTATCTGGACATCCAGGGTATACACAAATACTATTATTAGTTACGTTAGGACAACAGCAATTGGTTGTACAAGTAGCCAAATTAGGGTCACATGTAGCATAGTTATCACTACAAGGTCCCGGGCTAGAAAGAGTACCAATATAATTGTAAGCTAATGGGTCGGTACACCATGGTATTGCGTTTATACAAGAACTGCAGTCAGAATGTATAGAAACTACAGGTTGTACATTACTACCAAAACTTTGGTTTTGTAAATCAACATATGGAACTTCACATGGACATGGTGAGTACCAAGCACCCTGACCCGCTATACCACACGAACATGCTGGTGGTGAATTACCACACGTACATTGTTGGGTTGCTGTATTGTCTATAAAAAACCCACTTACGTTGTTACCAAGTGGCCAAGAAAAATCAATACCAAATTCTACCGGACAAGTAGCTAAACCATCCCCAGTAGTACCATCCCAATCATCCTCCGTATAAATAATTTCTATAACCTTTAAACAAGCAGTTATTTCACCTGTACCATTTAGGTCAATAACAATAAACTTACCAACACCCAAACATCCCGCAGCACCAATAGCTCCACCAGAACATCCCCCTACCGGTAAAAGACCATACAATTCACCACAACCCACACCACCACACCCACAAGGAGGTGATGGACAAGGATTAGCAGCAAATGGGTCTGTCATTAAAGAAGGGTCAAGAAGAAAACAACCAGTATCCATACCTCCCAACACACCTGAGGGTGCTGGTTGGGTTCCACCCCAAACATCCATTGTTATACAACCTTGACTAACCCATCCTGGTGCTTTCATTTCTACAACAACAGCAATTCTATCCCCATTAGAGTTATATGGAAAACTGGCTGGATATGGTCCTAAAAAATCTGGCATTTTATTATATTTTATTTATTATTATCATGGCGTACCACATGGTCTCCAACAACTATGAGGTACATCTGTCCTAGGAACTGTTGGTAATGTTGGTGGTGTTGCATTATATTGTGGAACTAAACAATTTAGTAAAGTACATGGATGAGTACCTTGACCTGGGTTGGTATATGGAAAAGGAGCTCCTGGTTGCGCTTGATTCATATTCGGGTCTTCACACTCAGCAAGTACCCCTGGGTCAGAACAATCAATTTCATTTAGTGGCCACGGAAGTCCTGTTGGTGCGTTAGTAGTTGTATTATCACATACTGGTCTAGGGTCATACCAATATTTGTATTGGTCTGTAGCCTGGGATACAGCAGCAACAGCACCTATAACAACATCAAAGTGTTCATAAAAATCATTTGGGTTATATAGTTCTACAGGATAATCAGTATTATTTAAAGACTCTAAAGAAGTACAAGTTGTACAACCACAACCTGTAGTTTGCCAATTATTAGATAATGGGTCTTGACACGCTTCTATACTGTAGTCATTACAACTCCAATCCTCTGCATTATTCCAAGTAATATCAGTTCCAACATACCAATGGTAAGGATTTCCTGGGCTACCTAAATAAAGTTTATTATCGGGGTTTATCTGACCAGATGCGGTATCATTAACGGTAACTGGTGTACAAGTACCACCAATACAAACATGTACGGTTGGTACATGACACTCATCATTACACCCAATAGCATCAAATGTTGTAATTACACCACCACTATCAGTTTGTACAGCACCATTAACTAGTATGACATCAGAACAATAGTTAGTGTTTGGGGGTCCTGTTGTTGCATCTGTTTGAACACATATTCCAGACCCACTATCACATCCCCACGATAAACAGTTTTGTTCACAATCAACTTTATCGGTATACGCATTAGGGTCTGTACTATCTAATACTGCCATACAACGTTGTCCCCCAAATGAACCAGCACCATAATTCGCGGATAGGTCAACAATCGTATTAGCTGCGTACATATCACACACACATTGCCAACTTAGAACACTTCCACAATTCTCTACGCACTCAGTTGCGTTAGTGTATGGTGTGGAATGATTAGCTCCTGGAGGTTGTGAAGTACCTACAGATAATGCTGTACAAATTAAATTAACACACCACCAATCAAACAGTTGATGGGTTCCTCCACAGGTAGCTTGACAAGTCGGTAAATCACCATAAAACCCACCACCCACAACTGGTTGACATGTAGATGTGGTAGCTGGTGCAGGGTCAGGAACACAATCATATCCAATTGTGGTATTTGTACAATTAGTAGTACAATCAACATATCCGGTTGGTCCACCATATATTGTTTCTCCGTTTGGTCCTGTACCGGCATTATAATAATTATGTGAGGGTGGTATCGGTGAACAAGTACCTTGTATTTCACACATCCATTGTATTTCCACACCTACTGGTGGGAGGCACCCTATTGTACAATCCGCTAATGCGTTTGCTGTAGTTGGTGGAGTACCGACGTATGTCGCGTTATCATAATAAGCACCACTAGTTGGTAATATCTCTAAGCACAAACCTTGAATACAGTTATATCGTGATGGTAGTACTTCTATTTCTGTACATGAACCAAAACATAATCTCCAATGTGGAGAATTTACATCGTATCTATTAGGTGCTGGTATTGTATCGTCTAATATTGAGATGGCGTAGAAACAACACCCGTCGTAACTAACATAATCACCTGGGTCATAACTTTCATTATCATCCCACTCTCCTCTATCTGTATGAACAACTTGGGTACCATAACCACCTAAAAAATAGTATTGTGTGCCTTCACACAAATCACAAGCACCTTGTAATGCCATACCACATTCTCTTGTTAAGAAATCTTCTTGTTCTAGTCCAGAGCCTGTAGTACTAAAAACGGTAACCCCATTTTCATGGTCTACTAATGTATAAACATCAGCACCATTCGTGATAGTATAACCGGTAAACCCATCACCTGGTACACTATTATCAACATTATCAATAGTACCCCACAAATTTTCTACATAAGTACCATTAGGTAGTTGTACCTGGCCCCCAATATTAACAGTAGTTGGAGGCCCTATAGGTATACCATTTATAGCGGTAGTATTATAACCTGGTGGTAATCCTGGTGATGAAGAACTACTATAAGATTGTAGAGATGATAACATACTATCTGTAATTCCTTGAATGGTATATGGTGTAGCTACGTAACTTGCGGTTACGTAAGAGTTTACTCCTAGGCCACCGTCTAGTGGTCCAAATTCAGAACCTTCATAATCCATACTTACTGGTGCACCACCACCTGGTGGTGTAAAGGTGTATGTTTGTGTTTGGTTAGGTACTGTGAACCAAATCTGGTCACCTGTTTGGAATGGTATTGTTATGTGATGTGATACTGATGTTATTCCCCACGGAGCTCGCATTTGTACAGTTACCGTAAAAGGACCTGAACTCATGTAAGAATGTGTGGTAGTTATTGTAGGAGCGTTAAGTAATGTGAGAGCAGTACCATCCCCCCAATCTACACTATATTCGATACCCTCCAAATACTTATAGAACCCAAATTCAGTACTATTATTTAAACTTACAAGAAATGGGTTTACTGTATCTCCAGTAAGTAAAAAATTAGAAAAAGTATCTTCTTGACCCATTTGCCCATCCCACATAGTATAATGGCCCATATCGTTAAAATCGTGGTCTAAAAATATAGTTAAAGTACTATCTTTACTTTCTCTTTGTGTTCTATTGCAGCATTCACAGTATTCGGTTGAGGTACTCGTTTGAGGGGATGGTGTTGTTTTTTTACTTAGAGGTCCAAGTTGTTTTTGTTGTGCCCCTGTTAGTGGGCATTGAGAACAGTATCTATTTTGTTCCTCAACACTCCAAGCATAAAATTCATCACAAGGACTTAAAATTAAACCGCAACAACTTTCCCCTGGATTAGGACAACAAACATTAATAGCACCATTAGCACAGTCTACACAAGCATCTATTTTATTTGTCATACTTAAATTAGTACAAGGTGTACAATCGTCTGGTAATGTAGGTCCACTATTTGTAATTTGTCTACTTGGTTTAGCACAACCTACTGAACTTATCCCAGGTATATGACCTGTCCATATTTTGTATTTATAAATGTCCATTATGGGTTGATATATTCAAAGAATTTTATTGGGTTACTGAAATTAGGACTGTGTCCTACTTTAGGCCCTATGCCGTTATTAGCGGAATATAAAGTCATATCAAACGCATTAAACACGTATGTCTTTTTTAAAGGGTCTAATATTATTTGGTAATAGTTATAGTCTTCTGGTTTTAAATTATATAGAGGAGTACCATTTGTTGCGTCTACTGGTTGTACTTTATTTATAAATTTATGTATCTTACCTGATTCTGCATTAAAAAACTTACAGCTCATATAAAATATATTATATTTTACCAAATCTCTATTCTTTAACCATTGTATATAGTAGTTTTCTGTAGTTTTACCTATAGAACTTAATTCGAATAAAGAACCTTCTAACTTTTTATAAAAGTATGGTCCTGTTAAATTTGGTGGTGTAGCATCTACACCTTCCATATAAGCGTCTAACCAGCTTAATGGGTCATAATTTGGATTCTCGACACCTGGACTTATTTCTGGAGTATTATCAATTTCAGCTAGATAACTATACGGACCATCAGTCAAAGATTTTCCATTGTTTATGGGTAAGATTATGGAAAAATAGAGTCTATGTGTTTGTAAGTTAGGACTATCGTAAAAATCAAATTTAAAGAAACTTTTTATAAAACTATTTTTTCTATCTACAATATCTGGGTGACTAATACCAACAACTGCATAATCTGGTAAGTAGTCGTTTGGGTCACCTGTTGGTACTGTGATGGTTGCGAATTGCATATCATAAAAAATATGTTTATCTGGTAGTTCTGTGTCTGGAGAATACCTACTTGTTTCGAAATCTTGTATAATATTAACATTATCTTGCATTTCTGACCTTTCCCACAAATTAATAAGTTGTTCTACTCCTAGAGAGTCGTCAAAATCCATAGCAAAAGGTACTGTAACTCCTTTATCTAAATCGCTTTGTCTTATTTTAAATCTATTCACAGTCATCGGCAGTAGGTAACACAACAAATGGTTGTGTTCTATAATCTATATCTATTATAATTGGTTTTATTTCAAAAATAATATTTTTATAAGGGTAGTGTACTCCATTTATAAAAGGGTAGTCAGTACCGTCTTTATCGGATTCGTAGAATCCTATTGGTAGTAATTCTCTCCACCTCCATAAGGATTCATTCAAAGAGAAATTAGAGTACTCTGGTACAAATTCATAATTTTTATGTACCATAATAGTATTAGAATATGTTTTTATAGGTATTCTAGTGTGAGGTTTATAGTAATACCCACCCACAATTTCATCAGTTGCAGTTCCTGCTGCTAAATTACTATCTGGGTCTGGGTCGTAAAAAGAAGTACCATTTGTATCTATATTATTAAAAGTTAATTTATGATATGCTTCAGAAATTATTCTTTCTTTTAACTCCCATTCATTATATTCTACAAATGCACCTACAAAAGTATCTCCACTTTGTGGTAAATTGTATGGGGTACTTAAATTACTTTCCATAACATTATTTGGGTATGGGTCAATTTTTCCATCAGGTACAAAATTCCAATCCCAACCTAAACCAACACAACTATTGCCTCTAATTTTCCAAATACCAGTTTCATTTACTGCAAAAATACTAATATATAAATCTTTTAAAGGTCTTCCTAAATTATCTGAATAATCACTAACATCTAAATCATTAGTAAAGTTCCACATATAAGAAGGGTACTCATCTTTAACAACATGATGTTCTACCCCCGCAGATGGTGAATTATCATCTTGGAATGTCCTTGCTCTTTTAGAGTATATCCCCACTTCAAAAGCTGTTTTATCTAATGTATAATCTGTTGGTTTTGTTAGAATTTTATGAGAATGTACATAGTATTGTGATAGTGTTTCATTTATATGTTCGCGGTCTATTAATCTTTTAAATACCCCAACGTCACCATCAGTAACTACTTGATTATCATCATTTAATAATATGTTAAATATTTTACTTTCTGTATTAAAGTTTTCATCACCCAATGAAAAGACAGGTTGTGGATTTCCTGGATATGCTGGACCACTAGCACCAGGCGGGTTAATCTGTAAAACCACATTAGTGTTTATGGCGTTAGGTGTTTGTTGAAGTACTATGTACTCTCCTGTTGATAGACCGTGGTCTACGGGGCATATAAATTTCACTGCACCTTTTCCTTGTATTGTTACGTTTTCAACATGGAACGGTATCCCATCTCCAGAATTAAAAGACACTCCTTTATTTAAAGCTCCAGTCGCTAATTCTGGTGGGTTATACTTTTCAAAATAATACTCCATTGTCCAATTTTGTATATTTTGATGTATGTAGGATGTATACATCACCCAATTATCTAAGTAGGAGTTTAACTCCACATAATTATGAAAAGAAGTTAAAGATGTGTATGTTATAAAATCAAAAAATTGTATGGATGGATAACCACACGCTAAAGCTTCTTGGTCCGATAATGGTATCGGTTGGTAATAGAGGTTATAGGACATGAATGTTGGGTCGTATGTACAACCAGAAACAACATTACTTACCAACGGATTTACTTTACCATATAACCTATATATGTAACTTCCTTCTCGTTCTCTATTATACTGGTCTTGTAAATTAAGTACTAAACTTCTATCATTCTGAATTATATTTCTTGTAGTATTATTTAAAGCATAGGGAACCATTAGATTTTTATCTGGTGAGCCTATATACCTTTGTGACCCTCTAACTATTCTCATTGTCTCTTGATATCCCATATTCAATTAATTTCCTACGACAAACATGTCTCCACCTTCATCTAATGCTGCTGATACATATTTTTCATCAAATATGTCATAAGCTGTAGACCCAGGAACAAGACCAAAATAATAATGATATCCTAACCCTAGAGCTATATATCTCTCTGCTTGATTATCATCAATAGGTGTTGTTTCTAATGGGTTATATGTTGTTCCACCAATAACTGCCTGCCAAGTCATTCGTTGTTGTATATTTCCAGAGCCTATTTCACCTAGCTTTGTAATCCAATCCGCGTCTTCAAATTGGTTTTTTCCAAAACCTGACTGACTTGTATCAGATTTATCCCACACATAAAAAGGTACTACCTGAGAACTTTGGTCTAATAGTTCTACGATACACTCTCTCACGTCCACACCTGGTTGTAGTGAAGTGGTCCCACTTAGTAATTGTGGTACTAATGATACACTATCATCATTTGAATTGGCCCCTCTCACACTAGTAGATGTATTTTCTGCGTACCATTGCCAGTCAGCTCCTCCAGCAGTCCATGCAGTCCAAAAATCTGGATAAAGTGATTGTGCTACACTAAAAGGTTGTCCACTTGGGAACATATTATTTCCTGGGGCTGGAGCTCCTGGAGCTGTAATACCACCAGGAAGTAAGTCTGGCCAATTCCACTCCCACATATTAGCGGAACCTCCTCCTGGATATGTTACTCCTCCAGGTGGGGAATAAGTCCAACCAAGTGTAACTACGTCATATATTGCGTTTGGTGTCCAAAAAGTTGGTGGTGTACCAAAAATTACCACTTCTATTTCTCCAGGGGTACTATAGGGTATAACACCAACTTCAGAGAATTGGGATATAATAGTGGCCATTCCACCATTAAGTTCTCTTCGTCTACCGGGCCCTGTTGCGTCTCTTTGGAATGGTGTTTTTAGATTAACGGCTTCAAAAATACCATCGTTATAATTAACTATCTCATTAACGGCATCAAACATAAACTCACCTATAGGTTTAAAAGTAGTACCACCTATATCGTTAGCTATGGAACAACCTTCAGAATAACCATCTTCATAACATATTTCAGCAATATTTTCTATTACCGGACCTAAATCCATTATTGTTGTTGGGAAATGTAAATTTCTAATATTACCACCTTCACATACTTCATCATTTTTTAAGGGGCTACTTCTGTCTCCAATAAAGGCACCATTATTATATGGTGATGACCTATAGTAAAACTCTTGGTCTGCTGAGTGGAAATATACTACTTCTGCACAGTGTTTTACTTTATAACCGTTAGGAGCGCTTGATTTTGGTTTTAACTTAGCTTTAAATTGGAATAGGTATAGAAACCCTCCGATATAGTTGTTTGTCCAAAAATAATTCATTAATCCGTCACACATAGACCTAAGAAGAACTTCTCTTTTTCTCCAATCTGCTATATAAGCTACACCACTTTCACCATCAAGAGAAAATAAATCTTGCATTGTATCATCACCAATAGGTAAAGAATAACATCCGTTGTCAAGATTTTTAGATGCCTTATTTGGTTTGCTACAATCCATAAAATCGTTATTTTTTGTTCCTCTAGCCTTTGGTGTGTCATCCGCCCATGCGTCACACCCCATTGAATTTCCATGATTATTTGCTCCTCCACCACCTGCAGGGGAATAACATCCGCATTTTTCACATTCAGGATACTTAGTTACTCTCATAAATAAACAACCAAAGATTGCAACACAATCAGTGGTTGTTTCACTCATTGTACAAGGACAGGTGGGACAATCACAGTATATATATTCATTACTTTTTTTATACCAAAATCTGCATAGCTTACACACAATTCCTCTAAAGAAATTTTTAATTTTATCTATAACCTTTCTAACAACCTTAATAAATGCACATAAAATAGATAATATCAGATATGTGATTGTGTAGAAAATTTGTTGTATCCTAGTAACAAATTGGTTTATTACTATCGGGAAGTTTACATTTTTATTTGCTGTGTTCACAGGAAAAGACACTGCTTGGCCATCACAAGCTTTTTCTTCTCTAGGTATTATCTCTTTAACACCTATAAATCTATCTTTAAATCTTGCCTTCCAATGGTTATGGAATTGTGTTGGTGTATATACCTTACTATAACTAAACTCATAAAAGTAATCTTTCGCTGCTAATATTTCTCCACCACTTATTGCTTGCGATGGGTAATCCCAATAGTCTATGGAAAAAGCGTATGAACTTGCTTGAGCGCCCGAATGGTGTCCATTTGGGCTACTATTATATTCTTTTATGTTTGGTACAAGATATGCCCCTCTTCTCCTTAATCTTGCGGTCCCTTTAGCCTCCAAAGGTTTAATTCTAAATCTATGTTTAGCTTTGGTAGGTATTCCGACTGATGGGTCTCTTGAGATTACTCTCTCACCAAATTCATTGGTTATAAGATAGTCTAAGCTCATAGGTATGTTTATTAAAAACGCCCCATTATCATCTATATTAAAACCACCGTCTATATCAAATCTTTGTAGAACAGGAACAAGTTGTTCACCACTACCTGGATTGGCAGGGTCTTCTTCTTTTTTAAAAAATGGTGTAAACCTTATAGATTCTATCCTTCCTGGTGTTGGTGCTAGTCTACACAGTTCTCCTTGTTTGCCTCTTGGTTTACAGTTCTTATTAACTGACAGTTTTTCAGTGTCAGTCGCAACTGAACCCATGAATACAGCTGTAGGTTCTATTTCTACACCTACCTCTCTTAAATCAAAATCACTTCTTATAATTGAAGCACCACAACCAGCTTCTTCGTCACCCCATAGTGGTCTTATATCTATTGTTCTGGACATTGTAACTATCTGGGGTAATTCATCTATATTCGGTGAGCTTTTAAATTTAGCTCCATTAAAATTAGAACTTGATTCTCCTTTACGTTTAAAGTCCTCCGGTGTCATAGAAAAACACCCAATATCAGATAAATCTACATTTACAACTAAAGTTTGTTCTCCCACTGGAACCCCATATAACATAAAATCACCACTCGCGTTGGTTTTGGCAGTAAATTTATAGTATTTTTCATACACATAAGAAACTTCTTGATTTAGTAATACCTGTGATAATTTAGGAAAACTTCCTGTGGGGATGTGTCCAGTATAACTTGGTGTTTGGGGTAATAGGTTATATCTAAACCCTTCTTTAGTTCTATATCCTTGTGTTTTATATGGATAAAGGGATTTGATTATTGGGTTTTCAGCGTCTTTATCATCCAAAGGTACAAATATAGAAACTTTTGCATTAGGAACACCAAAACCACCATTAGCTAACACCCTTCCAGCTACTACTCCAAAATTTGCACAGTCTTTCGGGTAGACATCTGTTTGATAAAGATTCAAACTTAGAATCTCCAACATATCAAAATCCTGATTCAAATCAAATGTGACTTCCTTGTCTACACCAACCTGTGTTCTAATTCTTAAGTTTTTTGGCATGAAATATCTTTATATCATAAATAGTTATTATTACAAAATTAAAAGTAGGTGTACGATTAAATTATGTAAATAATTATGAGATGTTTGCCCGAGTTAATTGTTTAACCCGCACACGAATGTCAGTGTCGGGATATCTGATTTGTGGCATCTCATCTGGCATAAAGAATATTGTCTGGTCAGTAATAGCTAATTGTCTTTGGGTTCCACTTATTAATGGTTGACTTATTAACGAGTTTGAGTACCCGTTACCTACCTCATTGAATAGTCTTATGTCTACGACATTTAAGACACCTGGTTGTTCTGAAACTTTACCATATAATTCACTTAAATTTATTGTAAGACCTAATTCGTTAGCGTCTATATCAAAAAATTCTTTTACACTGTTTATTGCGTTAGTAACTACCTGTCCTTGGTTGGTGTCATTTGCAATTACTAGGTCTATATCAAAACTTAAATCTATTACTTTAGCCGATGAAATTTCTATATAATCATTCAACATTCTATAGTTAGAGAGATATTCAGCTATATTATTTTTTAGTGTGCTACTTACACTAGATGTTAGAGTTCCGTCTGGGTTATAGGATAAGACACTTACTTTTACTTTATTCTCAACTTCAGTAACACCAACCTTTGCGGCTGCACCGAATTTGGAAGGCATTGTTCTTACTCTCGCTACATAATCATTTATAGTGACAGCTCTATTTTGTGCTGCAAAATTAAATGACACATAATTTCTAACTTCCTCTGTAGACATTTGGTCATCACCACCCAACGCAGATGTCACATTATTAACTTTTAAACTACTAAAAACACTAGTATTTATACTAGATACTGGACCAGAAACAACAAAATCTATAGTACCTAAAGAATTTATGGCTCCAGCACCTAAATTAGAAGCTTTACCACCACCAACTCTATATTGAACGAATAAGGTCCTGTTGCCTTCTACCATAGAACCTAATGATATATTATTTATAACTTTGTTGGGCTGTACTTTAATATTAAACTTTGCGAATTCGTTTAGTAGTTGTTGTGAGTCACTATTTCCACTACCGAACGTTAAAAAGAAAAACCCTTCTGGTGTATATTCTGTAACAAATCTATTATCTGTTAATATATATTTCCCTACTTTTAACCCTGGTTCATCTGCTGGTGTAGATGGGTCTATTTCAAAAACTTCTGATTCTGCTAAAGCTTGCATCTCATACCATTTATTATCTTTTGCGGTTATAAATTCTAAAGTAGACGGTAATGTTGTATAACCAAGACCTTCTTTTTCTATAATAGAGGTAACACCTAAAACATTTCTCTCTGGTAAAAATATTTTTAAAAATGGTTTATTATCAATATCTGTTATTTCTTTTTTAAATACTTTTGTTACACCATTAACCACCACTTCTCTTTTGGTTATGGTATAATTTTGAATTATTCCGTTAGAGTTAAAATTTGGTACTTTTGTTCTGTTTGGTGTTCCCTCTACTGAGTATGGTGAGGAGAAGTCACAATCATCTAATAATTCAAAAACTTGACCTCCTCCCCTAACTTGAGAGTTTCTTCTCATAAACCCTAAGTATCTATAGTCCTCTTTATCACCTAGTGCTGGGACAATGATAGATAAATCACAGAGTGTTATTGATGGTCTGTTCCCTGGTATCTTTAAACCATAGGTCCTAGCGATATTAAATAAGGAGCTTCTTTCTTGAGCATATTGTAATACCGTTTCTTGTAAGGTTCTATCAATAGAGTAGTGTAAGTTATCTGCTATTGCCGCATTTAAGTCTAGGAATACTGAATATATTGACGCGTCGTTTGAATTTTTTATTAAATTAGGGTAATATGTGTTTGTTAATCGAAGTAGTTCGTTTCTTAACCCTAAAAAATCTCTTTCTGTGTATGCTATTTTTTTCTCTGCCATATTATAAATTTATAATTATAAAATCTCTAACACCAAAGACATCATCTTTTATACTATAATCTATAAAAATCTTTGCCGTATACTCTTCAGTACCATCCCCAGCTACTCTATATATTCTATCGTCTAAATCATTATCTAAAGTATTATCTCTACTAACTAAAGATGGATGATTTGAAGCTTTAACTTCTGCTTCTTTTTCTCTAGCGTCTTCTAGACTTTGGATTTTTATTTCATTTACAATGATATTAGGTATATATTTTCCTATAACATCTCTTAGTTCTGAATCTATAGCTTTATAAGTTGATTTGTCCATGGGTTCAAATATGTACTCATACAACCTTGTACCAAAATCAGGTAAAAAATACCTAGAACCTTTTCTAGTTAGTATAAGGTGTGTTAAATCAGTTTTAATTTCCTCTGCTGGTGTAGTGGTGGTTTTCAAAAAGAAACCACTCTCACTATCGTTAAAAGGAAAAGCTATACCATATCTTGTTGATGCTATTGTCATATCAAATAAATACTTTGGTTTAAATTATCGTTCTACTTTCTGGAACATACCTTCCAACACCTGTTCTATAGCTCCCATTACTTCGTATTGGTCACCACCCCAACTATCTTTATGACGTTCTATTAAACGTTCAACAACATATCTTAGGTCCTTTTCTAATTTATTCCATTTATCGTCATCAGATGGTTGCCACGAAGTGT